CCAAATTACAGTAGTTATTAATACTGCAATTCCAACAATATCTCTAGCTGAGCCCGTCAAAGTTAGCCATGCTATAAAGAAGCCTAGGAGGGTGAATGCCTGGGCAATTAGCTCCATTCCCGCGTCTTTGAACCATTTAGCCAAGCCCTTAATTGCCTTGCCTGTAAGATTAAGCATATTTTTGATTATCTTCATTTGTTCCTCCTTATCATTGCCCCTGCAATTTGTGATGCAATGACCACTGGGACAATTACTTCCTGCGCTTTTTCTCTTTGATCATCTGTCATATCCATACCTAATTCAGAAAAATTAGATAGTAGTTCTACTGGGTCCACCGCAAATACCGCTCCAAGTGGGTCTGCTAAGAATGCTTCTGTTTGTACTTCTGTTACTGCATCTGCTAATGTAAATGGCATTGGAGTTTCTCCTGCCTCCGCCTGTCTATCTGTAAACTCAACGAATGCTTCTGCCAGTGCTGGGTTAGACTTCATCTGCTCAGCAATTTGTGCAACCTCTGAAGGCTTAATCCCAAGGTCTTCTGCAACCTCAGCCTTTGCTTCTTGAGTCAAGGCTCTAAGTGTTTGGCTAACTGCTGTTACTTGTTCAGGGGAAAGAGTAACTAACTTGTTATCCTTGCTTGTAAGGTTAGCAATAACTCCAGATAAATCTTCTGCTGTTCCTGTACCCTTTTCAGGAATAAGTTCTGCTAAAACCTGATCTTTAACTTCTACATCTGGCTCAGTCCATGGGTTTTCTTCAGGCTCAGGATCTGGTCCTGGTTCTGGTGAGGGTTCAGGCGTAGGCTCTTCTGTGGGTTCCTCAGTAGGCTCTGTAGTTGGTTCTGTAGTTGGTTCTGGGTCTGGTGTAGGTTCTACTGTAGGTTCAGGAGTTGGTTCCTCTGTAGGCTCTGCTGTAGGCTCAGTAGATGGCTTTGGTGTAGGAGTGGGCTTTGGCGTAGGAGTGGGCTTTGGTTCCTCAGTAGGCTCTTCTGTAGGCTCAGGGCTTGGCTCCTCTGTTGGCTCATTTGTAGGTTCCTCTGTAGGCTTTGGAGATGGATCATCTGTAGGTTCATCTGTAGGTTCAGTACTTGGTTCTGGGGTAGGTTCTGGAGTTGGTTCTGGAGTTGGTTCTGGAGTAGGCTGATTGGCTGCAGCGTTAGCTGCTGCCTGAGCAATAGCAGACTGAATCTCTCTTTGTAATTGTTCTTCATAGTAACGCCATGCGTTATCAATCGCACTATTAAGATTATTTATTGACTGCTCGTATGCATCTTCAGCATTATTTTTATTTTGCAATGCAGTGGCAACATTTAAAACTGCGTTGTTATATTCGTTTGTTTTATTAACTAATATTTGATTATAATTATTTAATGTTGAAACTGCTTGATTATAAACATTTAGTTTGTCATTATATACATCTTGTGCTGAGTTCTTTGCAGCAAGTGCGTTGTTGTAGGCGTTTGTTTGTTCTTGGGTTGCTCCAGATCCATGAGAAAATGTATTAAGATTGCAACTAAAGTCTTGTCCCCATACTCTTGGGTTGCCAGCATAGTCACAACCTGCACCAGTCCATCCTCCAGGGATAGCCCATCCAAGATGATAGGATCCAGGACCTCCACCGTTGTACCACCATATCTCTACATCAAATGTTTTGTCTACAGTTACATCATATACAGGAGAATAAGCACTCCAAGTTGTTCCTTGCTCTATCCAATTATTAACAACTAATGCTCCATCAATATACATTCTAAAACCATCATCTGTATAACCAGCAAAATAAGTTTGTGTAAACCATGATGGTACAGTTATCTGTCCAGTAAATTTAACTATAAAGTTTTCATATCTATTACCACAAACTGGGCGAGTCATATAGTTTCCATTTAGTGTTCCACTACATAAGAATTCATCTGTGGCTGCAAGGCCATCAACCCTAATTAAACTATAAACATCATATGCCAGACCAGCAGAACCAGCACTGTCTAATGCTTGCTGAGCGTTTGACAGATTGATGTTTGCTACTCCAAGGGCATCGTAGGCATCATTCTTATTGTCTAAAGCAGTGTCTACTGTTACTGTTTGTCCGTCTACTGCTGATTGGGCTAAGTCTTTTTCTTCAAGTGCCGTGGCTTTTGCGTCAAGGGAGTCGTCATATAGGTCATAGGTTTGTGTCTTGGCTTCTTCTGCAGATACGGCAAGATCATATTTGTCTTTTGCTTCTTGGATTAAGGATATAAATTCATCCTTGTAACCAAGGTCGTCAACGCTATTGTTTAGCTCTTCAATTTCTTGAGCTGCTAAGCTTAGTGGATCATCAGAATAAGCGGGTGACATAAAGAGCCAACCAAATGCAAGCATTGTGGCTGCTGTTATTCTAAATAACTTATTCCTTGTCAAGTAGGGCCCCTAAGTAAACAATATGTCTACCTAGCAATTATACCACTTTAGCTATTTAGGATTATCTGTTTTATAAAAGCCATTACCTTTAAATTGTATACCAAATGGGGTAAAATGTCTTATCATACTTGAATCACATTCAACACATGTATAACCTGGATCACTATCTGCAATTGATCTATTTACTGACATTAATGCATGTGCTTCATCATATGAGCACTTATATTCATATACTGGCATTACTTCCCGCTTTTCTTCCTTGCTTTTGCTAATGCATCAAAGTCTTTAATCTTTGTTTCTCCCATATAGCCCCATGCATGACCATCTTCAATCATTTTTTCATTAATAGATTTATCTGATCCGTCCAAGAAAACCCAACCCAAAATGCGACCATATTTTTCTGATGAGTCCATTTTTTCTGTTTTAATAACAACAGTTTTAGCTGAGTCAATTGCATTCTTTAAATATGCTTTTGCTTCTAGCCCTAAAGCTTTTTCCATTTTATCAGTAGTACGACTTTCTGGAGTATCTATGCCAGCCAATCTAACTCTAGAGCTAAATGAAATATCAAAGCCTAGATCGATATCGACATCTATAGTGTCTCCATCTACGACCTTGCTGACTTTTTTTACATAGTACTCGAACATCATTCCTCCTAATTTAAGGAGCAGTTTAAAGACATGCTCAGGTCATTGATTTATTTAATTTTAATTTTTTTAGGCTTTTTTTCTTCTGGAATGATTCTTTCTACATTTACATGAAGCATTCCATCTTCAATACTTGCCCCAATGACTTCCATATACTCACCCAAAGCAAATGTTCGTGTGAATTTACGTGCAGCAATACCCTTGTGCAGGTACTCGCCGTCGGTCACCTCTGTGATTTCACCCTTAACGATAAGTGTACCATTTTCTACTGATACATCTATATCTTCTTTTGTGAAACCAGCTACTGCAATTGATACCTGGAAGGTATCCTCATCTAGCTTTAATACATCATACGGTGGATATGTTTGGCGTGTTGCTATTTGATGAACATGTGCCATTCTTTCCAACTCACGATTAAAGCCAATAAAAAATGGATCTCTAAAAAGATCCAGTGTTGTAGTTACCATTTTATTCCCCTTTCAAGCGAATAATTTAATTTAGGCCCCATTTGGCAGCCTTTATAATTATATCACATCTAGCCCTGCGAAACAATAGAAGGTGATATCTCAATAAGGTCTATATTGCATCTCTGAGGTAATTTGCTGATCCACAATATAGCATCTACTATATCTTCTGCTTCCAACGCCCCATCATTATGTTGATGGGTATTAATTGCTGCTGGACATATTTCTGTAACCTTTACCTTAAAATGAGATAGCTCCAGCCTAAATAGTTTTGCAAGTCCAGATATTGACAGCTTTGAGGTGGCATAGTTTCCTCCACCAGCATAGAAATGTTTTTTTGCAAATGAGGATATAAATATGATTGTAGCGTTATCAGATTTTTTTAGGTTGGGTATAAAAAGTTTTGACAAATACATTGGGCCAGCAACATTAACCATATATGAATGCAAAAAGTTTTTAGGAGTTTCTGAAGACAAATGTTTAGCACCATCAATTCCAGCGCATGATGCATTATTTACAATTAGATCTATTGCTTCATCCTTATACCTATTATAAAAACTATTTATACTTTCCTCATCTAAAAGGTCCAGTCGTTCTACCTTGATATTTTCATGGTTTAGATTCTTTATTGCTTCTGGATTTCTTGATGTTCCTATAACAAAATAACCATTATTGCATAGCGTATGAGCAAGCAGGTTTCCTACACCGCCACTTACACCTGTAACAATTGCTTTTTTCATATCATTATCCAATCATTTTATTGTGCCCCCAGATGGTATCGAACCATCGACCCGCAGATTAAAAGTCTGCTGCTCTACCAGCTGAGCTATAGGAGCGCTGCCCCACCTGGCCTCGATCCAGGGACATTCGAATTAACAGTTCGACGCTCTACCAACTGAGCTATAGGGCAAAGCTGGTAGTTTTAAGTCATACCAAGGACTTGCATTAAGCCGAAAGGATCTTTGCTAACGCATTAATTGTTGCTGCAATTCTTCCGATATCACGCAACTGCTCAACTGTGTATCCTTCTTCTTTCAATGTTTCATAATGTGCTTTAACACAAAAATGACATTTGCCAATAATTGATGATGCTAGAGAGTAAGCTTCAAACTTTCCTTTTGTTGTTCCACCATGAGAAGCAATTGAATTCATTCTTAGCTGTGCTGGCAAGCCTTTTAGATTTTGATCGTCTGCCATTTCAATGAATGGATACCATACATTGTTTTGAGCCATTATGGCTCCTGCCGTTAAAGCTGCATTTTTTTCAACTTCATCTGTGGCGCTAGCGACAATAAAAGTAAGTAGCTTAGAGTTTCCTGTAGCAAATGCTGCAGCAATAGAAAGGTATGTTGCATGCTCTGGATCAATAGTTGACCTGTTGATTACAGCATCTAGGTTTAACTTAATGTCTTTAGCATACTCTGGCAAGGAATCTTTTAGCTGGTCAACCCACAACATTACAAAGTTTCTCCACCTAGTGATCGATTACATGCACACAGCTCTCCTGTTTGCAAAGCATCTAGAACACGAAGAGTTTCATCTGGGTTTCTACCTACATCTAGGTTGTTTACTGTAACATGCTGAATAATATTGTCTGGATCAACAATAAATGTGGCACGGTAAGTTACACCAGAAGAGTGTTGAACCCCAAGATCATTAGCCAAATGGTGTGCTGTATCTGCAAATGACCATGAATTAGTCTTCTTTAGGTCCTCGTGGGCATTTCTCCAAGCAATTTTACAGAACTCATTGTCCACTGATCCAGTCATCAAGACAGCATCTCTATCGTTAAAGTCATTAACTAAAGCATCGTAAGCAACAATCTCTGTTGGGCATACAAATGTAAAATCTTTTGGATAAAATGCAATAACCTTCCATTTACCTGGGAACGAATCCTGTGTAATTACCTCAAAAGAGGAATCTTCATATGACAAAGCTCCTGGCTTAACACCAGTAACTGCAAAATTTCCTAACTTATCTCCTACTGTTTTCATTTTTCTCCTTGTTTATAAGTGATGATATTTCATATCGCACCCCTGGCTGGATTCGAACCAGCGGCCAACAGATTAGAAGTCTGTTGCTCTTCCTCTGAGCTACAGAGGTAAAATTAAATTATACTATTAAAAATCAAAATCTTCAATAGTATTTAAAGGAATTATTCCCTTTTGTTTTGCTATATTGTATCCCTCTTCTGTAAAATTATATGTTACCCGAAGATCTTCGTCATACTCTACCTGCATAAGGTCGGTATT